GCAACAATTAACGAAAATCAAGCTAATGAATTAGTTGAATTAGGTTTTGCAGTTAAGATTGAAAAAGCAGTAAAAGTTGAAGTAAAAACAATTAAAAAAGCAGTAAAGTAATTGGAAACATACGTAGTAATAACAGCACCAGCAAGCGAGCCATTAACATTGGCAGAAGCTAAACTTCATCTAAGAGTAAATAACTCAGTTGAAGATGCGCTTATTACTGCATTAATTACAGCAGCTAGGCAATTTGTTGAAGGTTATACCTGGCGACCATTAATGACACAAACTATTGATGTGGTTTTTGATACTATCATTGATAAAACAATAATGATCAATAAAGCCCCAGTGCAATCGGTTACAAGTGTAAAATATTTAGATTTGAATGGAACTGAGCAAACAATTAGTAGTACATTATACGTTACTGATTTGTTAAATTCACCCTGTAGAGTAAAATTAGATACTATTCCAAGTATAAAAGATACATTAAATGCTTTTAAAATAAGATTTGTTTGCGGTTACACAAGTGCTGCTTTAATTCCACAAACTTATAAAAGTGCAATGCTATTAATTATTGGTCATTTGTACGAGAATAAGCAGCAAGCTCAATCACAAACATTAAGTGAAATTCCATTTGGAGTTTATACTTTATTAGACATAGAAAATAATAAATATAACAGATCGATATGATTAAGCAAATAGCAACACAAGGCGCAACAGTTACGCCAAGCGATACAACATTTTTAACTAATCCTGGTACTTTATACGTAGGAGTTAGCGGTGATTTAACTGTAATTCATTTTGATGACTATGCAGGAACACCAACTGCAGTACTTTACAAATCAGTTCCTGTTGGATTCTTTCCAGTAGCGGTTCGTAGAGTAAATGCAACAGCAACAACAGCAACTAATATTATAGTAAATTACTAGTGAATATTATTAGCGGTAAATTTGATATGACTTGTGAGCTATTTGCTCCAATTATTACTACTGATTCAAACAGTGGTGAGGTTGCACAGTCATACTCAGGAACTGCTACTGCTACTATATTTTGTTACGTAAATAATAGGGCAAATAATGAAGCTTTTAATGATATGCAACGCCAAAGCAATACAACTACTACAGTTGATTGCAGGTTTGGTGATATTGATGCATTAAATGTTACTTTAAGTTGGTTAATGAAAGTTGAAGGCCAAACATACCAAGTTACAAGTGTAGTTGATGCGGTTGAATTTCAGCGTAGAACAGTAACGAGGTTAAGTGGAGTTGAAAGGATTGGATAATGGGAACGTTTCAAAGGCAAATAAGCAATAGACAGGATTCACGAAGAGGTGGAAAAAGCAGTGGTGCTATTCGTGTTTGGACTGAAAAAGAAGATATAGGCGGATTGATTAGGCAATTAAAATCGGTTACAGGGAATAATAATTATTTTTTTCACGATATAATTTCAAAAGCAGGTCAAGAAGTTGAAGCTTTAATGAAAAATCAAATTATTAGCAATGGAACTGTGGCAAGTGGAATGTTACGTGATTCAATTAGGACTTTTGTAAGTAAAAAAAATCCTAACTTTATTTGGGTAGGTCCTGATTATAGGATTTACAATGGTCAAGGCGGTGGTTATCACGCACATTTTATTGAGTATGGCACTAAGGAGCGTTATATGAAAAAAGGTTTATTGGCAGGCGATTTTACTAGAAAAAGTGGTGGTTCGCAAAAGTTTAAAGGGCCACATAAATGGAAACCTTATGCAGGAAAGTACACTGGTAGGATGAAAGGCGATAAACCATTTTTAAGACCAGTTCACGATTTATATGGCAATCAAATTTTAAAAATGATATACGAAGGCGCTCAATCAATAATATTTGAAGAGTGCGAAAAACAAGGAATAAAAATTAAGTAATATGAGCACAAGTAACGCAGGAAACATAGTCTATAATAAATTGGTTAATACAGTTGGTGTAACTAATTTAGTAAGCACTAGAATTAGACCAATGCGAGCTGCCGATACTGATGTTTATCCTTATATTATTTACGAAAGTATAAGTAAGCCAAGTTTACAAAGCAAAGAAGGTAACACTGGTTGGTATAAAATGAGGTTTCAGTTAAGTATGCTTGCAACTTCATTAAGTTCAGTTCAATCTATTGCTGATGCAGTTAGAACGAGTATGGATGGTGCTAGTGGAACTATTGCAGGGTTTACAGTACAAAGGATTACTTTTGAAGATGAGCGAGATATATTTAATGATAATAGTGCGGTGGATGGGGTTTATATGTTACAACAAGATTATTTTATAACAATACAAGAATAAAAATATGGCAGTATCAGGAAATTATTTAGGATTATATGTTAATGGCCAAAGAATAGCATTAACAAAAAGCAATGATTTTGCTAGTAAAATGGCAATGATAGACATTACTACAAAAGATTCAAGTGGTAACAAAGAAGTTCAACCTGGACTAAAAGAAGGATCTTGCTCAATGGAAGGAATTTGCACAAGTGGATTAACTAACTTATTACAATGGCCTGAAGCGTTTGATAATGCAATTTGGACAAAAGCAGGAACAGGGGCAATAAGTGGAACTAAGGTTGCGAATGAAAGTAATCAAATCTTAGCGCAAACTTATACTTTTGGAACAGGCACGCAAATTAAACAAACATTTGCAACAGCTCCAAGTGTATTAGCTATTGGTGATTCAGTAGTATTTTCAATATCATTAAAAGGAACAGGAACAGTAACTATTCAAGTAGGTGATTCAGTAGGTAGCACTACAAGTTCAACCATTACTTTATCAAGCACTTGGACACGTTATGAATCAGTTTATACTTTAGCTTCTACTACTACAATATTTGCTGCAGTAAACAAGGTAAGTGCTACAACAGTTACTTTATTTGGGCCACAAATTGAAGAGAACACAGTTGCAACTAGTTACAAAGGAAGTCAAGTAACTTTATTAGACTTGCAAACTATAGCAGAAGCAAAAACAAAAGTAACTTTATTATATTCGGATTTTTTAGCATTGGATTTTAAACAAAGTTATGAAGGTTATATATCTGATTTAACAATAAAAAGTTCTAATGATGAAGCAGAAACATTTAGTTGTTCGTTTATGGGAACTGGAACACAAACAATAAGTAACGTATAAAAAATTAAATAAATATAACAAATGGCATCAAATGGAAATAATGCAAGATTTACACTTGCTACAAAATTAATAAACCAAGTTACTTCAGAGGATTTTGGTTTAAAATTGGCAATGATTGATATTACAAGCAAAACAAGTGCAGGTAATAAAGAAGTAATGCCAGGTTTAAAAGAACGTACTGCAAGCGCAGAAGTAATATTTGAAACAAAGCCAGCAGGATCACCTGCCGATTTTTATTTCAAAGATGCTATTGATGCTTGGAATGCAGGAACTTTATTAGCTTTCACTTATTCATTAAGCGCAACTGCTGGTGATATTAAGTTTAGCGGTTCTCTTTACATTTCAGATTGCTCAGTAAAAAGTGCTAATGATGACAAGATAACTTGTTCATTAACTTTCGCAATTACAGGAGCAGTAACAATCGGAACGGTTTAATTATGAATGCATTAAAAATGAAACACGTTAAGCAGCTAATGGAGTTGCTTAACGTGAAAAATGCAAGCGAATTATTGAGCTATATTTCTAGTTGTTTTGAAACTAAAAAAGTATTGTTTTCTGAATTGGATGAAACTATGCAAAAAGCTGTTTTAACACAAAAAGAATATGCCAATGATGAAATAGTTGAGCTAAATGATTACGATCAAAATAAGTATTGGAAATTTGTTAGTAGCTGTATTCAACTAAGCGAAGGATTAGGCGAAGTTGAAGCGGATGACAAAATAGAATCAATTAATGATTTGTATAAATTTGGTGCTGAATTTCAAAACGAAATTATCAAGCTTCAAACCATTGTAAGCCCAAACGAGATAACCACCAATTAACTAGCTTAATTGGTGGTGATTTAAGTTATGATGATGTAAAGTCATTTGCTTATGGTATATTAGGTTGGGATGAAACAAAGCTAAGTGAAGCTTCAATTGATTATTTTGTATTTAGTTGCATTGGTTGGAAGCATAATGATTTATGGAATACACAAACTACAAATAATTTAAATAAAAGATTAGCTTATGCTTTTGCTGAAATCCAAACAGCACAAAAACGAATTGAAATTGAAAAGTATTTTCAGTTATTTGAGGTAAAAGAAATTGATATAAAAGAAGATTTAAAAGATGCAAGTGGGCATTTCCCAACTAATATATAAATGGCAAAAAATAGTAGTAACATATTAGCTTTAGGGGTTGGATTAAATTTAGATCCATTAAATCAAGATATTGCCAATGCAGCCAAAACTGCAAAGGAAGGAATGACAACTATTGGTGATTCAATAGCTGGAGCAGGTGCTAAAGCTGATAAGCCATTAAAAGAAACAAAGGATAAATTAGTTTCATTAAGTCAACAGCTTAGGCAAGCTAGATTAGATGCACAACAACTTTCACAAGGTGGTAAAGAATTAGGCGATGCATTTCAAGCGAGTGTAGGTAAAGCAGCAGCATTAAAAGACCAAATACAAGCAGTTGATAGGGCTATTTTAGAAAATAGCACAACAATGAACAATGTTAGCCAGCCATCTTTTGTAGCTCATCAAACTGGCTTCAATGGAATGGCTATGTCAATAAATCAATTGACACGTGAAATGCCTGCATTTACCTATTCAATGCAAACAGGATTTATGGCTATTTCAAACAATATTCCAATGTTTGTTGACCAAATAAATTTAGCTAAACGTGCCAATATGGAATTGACGCAAACAGGACAGCCTGTTAAGTCGGTATTTAGCCAAGTTGCTAGTAGTATATTTTCGTTTCAAACTTTAATGGGTGTTGGTATAACAGTTTTAACTGTTTATGGTGCTGAAATATATAATTGGGCAGCAAGTTTATTTAGTGCTAATAATGAAGTTGAAAAGATTAACAAAAGTATGGTTAATCAATTAATTTTACTTAATAGCACAAGAGAATCAGTAAAAAATTATATTGAACTTTACGAAAAAGGATTAAGTGGAAGAGCATTAGCATTAGCGCAGCAAAGAAATAATCACGAAGAGGAATTTCAAAAAATATTAAAAAGGACAAATGAAATTCAATTAGAAGAACAAAAAACTGGAGAAAAAAATATAATTGCAAGAAATCTTGTTTATTTTTCACTAACAAGTTTAGCTAAACAAAACAATGAAGATATAAAAACTATTAATGCTGATTTTGATAAAAAAGAATTAGATAGAATAGAAAAAGCAAATGCAGAAAAATTAAGAAAAAAAGAAGCTTATTCAAAATATTTAGTTGATTTAAATAAATTTGAAACTCAACAAATTGCAGATGCAAATAAATTAGCTGCTGACAAGGCAAAATTAGCACCAATGTTAGCAAGGTTGCAAACTCCAATGTTACCAGGTTTAGGTGCTAGTGGTTATGATTTTGGTAAAAGTAAAAAAGTTGATTTGACTTTAGGATTTAGTATTGATCAAATAAAAATAGCTGCAGATATGGATATAGCAGCAAAAACAGTTACCGAAAAACTTAAATTTATAAATGGACAAATAAAAGCAATTGCAGTACCTGGAATAGTAAATGCATTAAGCGGATTAGGCGAAGGAATAGCAGGCGCATTAAGTGGCGATAACGATCCTTTTGAAGCTTTTGGAATTGGTTTAATAAAATCATTAGGCGCAATGGCTGTGCAATTAGGTACGCAATTGTTATTAATTGGAGCAGGATTGCAAATAGTTCCAGGGCTGCAATACAATGCTTCTTTATATATGTTAGGTGGTGCTGCTTTAATTGTAGCAGGAAGTGCTGTAAGTGGATTAGCAGGTAGGAAATCACAATCAACTCCAACTCCAAGCGGCGGTGGCGGCGGTGGCGGTAACAATTCAGCATTAGCACCAAACTCAAATTACATTGGTGGCCAAAATAGTGGTAATTTAGTAATTGAAGGTTATGTTCGTGGAAATGATATAAACTTTGTAAACGGTAAATCAGGTAGTAAAAATAATCGTAATTTAAGATTTGGATAATGGGAGCTATAAGATATCAAACAAACGGTTTTAGTATTGATGGAATTGAATACAGAATATCAATATATGATAAGACTTATAGCGGTGCAATTGTTTCTGATTTTATATTAGATTCTAACTTCTTTGAATTACGTTATGATTCGGGAGCTGATGAAAATTACAGCCCAATTATCGGTAGTGAATTAACTTTAAATATTGAATTATTTAAAAGCCCTGCGAGAAACGATACAACATTATTTACATTTTTAAAAAATATGATTGCGCAAAATAGCCAAACATATTATATTATAATAGAAGAAAAAGTAAGTGGATCTTATGTTAATTATTGGCGTGGTAATGTGGTGCAAGACCAAAGCACTTGGAATAATGATGCATTGGAAGGTGGAAAAAGTTTTAAAGTTACTGCTAATGATTTTGCCTTCTTAAATGAATTACCATTTGATTTATTAACACCAGGAACAGTTGGAGAATATCCATTGCGATCAATGATGAATGCAGCATTTACAAAGCTTGGTATTTATGATGATTTTAGTGGTGATATTTTGTATTATTTTCTTCACAATATAAATTGGTACGAAACAACTATACCATTACTTGATAGGCCTAATACTGATATTCTTTATTCAATATTAACTAATGATTCAAACTTTACTGAATTAAATGAAGATCAAACCGAAAATACCATTAAATACATAGAAGTTTTAAAAACTATTTGTATTATTTTTGGATGTAGATTAATTCAAAGTAATGGTAGATTTTGGGCTATACAAATGAGTAATTATGCTAATACAACTAGTAAGTTTTGGCAGCGTGGAATTGACAACAATAATAACACAATAGTAACTGTAAGCCCACGAGTAGCAGTAGATAATACTTCAGGGCCATTAAAGATATTAGAAGGTGGAAGCTATGCAGGTATTAGGCCATATTACACAGTGTTTGTTGAAAAACCAAGATTAAATAGTTTATTAGTACCTGAAAATAAAAAAGACTTAGACAATACTAACCATATGGCTAGTACTCAAAAAAGTATTAGGTTTACAGGTGGGAATAATAACAAAATAGAAATAAATTTTGATACTGAGTCTAATTATACAGGCGATATTTATATTGAAGATGCTACTTATGGTAAAGTTAGAATATTGCCAAGTTTTTTTACAAAAACACAACAAAAGTTTATTGTTAAAATAAAAAATACTGCAGGTACATTTTATTACTTAAAAAATTTAGGAAATACTTTTACTTGGACAACTACTAGTTCAACTGTTATTTTAAACTTTCCATTAACAGGTTTATTTTTTGATGGTAAATTAGCAGGATCATTATTAACTCCAGTACTTCCATCTTTTATATTTACTGAAGTATATGTTGAGAATTGGAGTTATTTTGAAGGGGTTTATCCAATAGTAGCTCCTGGTGTTCCTATTGCAGGTGATGCATATTTTAAAGGTAAAGTAAGTGTTTTGTTTTTAGAAAACGGAGTTGCAGGTGACACGACAACTTATAGAGCAACCATAAGCCCAAAGCCATTTGATCCAATTGAAAAACAAATAGAAACAGTTTATTTGTATGATAATAGTAATGGTTCAGAAAAAGGTTTAATGCGAGTTAATTATGGAGCTAATCCCGTTACTACAAATTGGATTGCAGGTTTATCAATAGGATCAACTTTTAGTTTATTAGAATTGGTTGTATTGAATGCACTTGCACAAAATAGAGCAGTAAAAGAAATAATTACAGCTACGATAAAAGGTAATTACTACCCACATCAATTATTAACTTATGATTCTAAACAGTGGCATTTAAAACAATGTACATACAATGCTGGAAGTAATCAATGGAATGGTGAATGGTGGGAATTGCAATACGATGAAACAAATATAACTACAGTTGCAAATGAGGCTGATGGTGATTGGACTGATACAGTATTAATGGGATAAAATATGACAGATGCACAACGTATAAGTAAACTTGAAGAGCAAGTTGAAGCTTTAATAAATCAAAATAAATATACTAATAATGCTATTATGAGTGCTAATGGTGTGGCTGCTAATAACAATAGATTTACCAATGATTTTATAGGTTTATTTTTACCTTACTTGCCATTGATTGCCAAATTAAATGTTCCATTAGAAAGTGGAGTTGCAGTTAGTACATTGACTTGTTCAAGTAGTTTATATGATTTAGATAATAATGATAAATTTGTATTGATAAATATAGCAACAGGTACAAGCTTTAATTTGGTAGCAAATGGTAACACTGCTGCAGGATCAACTTCATTGACATTTGATTCATTTACACCAAGTGAAGAAATAGGTACAAATAGCTTGATTATGTTTAAAATGCATAGGGATACAGGTAGTCATTTTATAAAGATTGATAGCTAGTTACATAAAATAATAATAATATAAATAATATTGCAAAACAATGAGTAATAGAATAGGAATTGGAATAGATGTATTTGGAGCTGGCATTGATGCTGATGCAACTACTATTTACAATCGTATAATAGCCGATGGTGGAGTATCAAACCTATCACGATTAAACTTCTTTGTAAAAGGTTTAAAGTCTATTTATGGCGATTTGGCTAACGTGCCTGTGTGTTACGATGCTCATTGGATTGGTTATAAGTTAGGTTCAGGGACAGGCGCAACAGCAGGACAAGCAGCAGCGAAACTTTACTCACTTACAGTAGCAGGTGATGCAGTACAAGCAACAGCAGCAAGTCAGCCATTGTTGTTGAGTCATAATGGAAGTGATAATTATTGGTATGGTAGTGGGGTTAGTGGGAATTATGTGGCAAGTAATAGTAATTCATCATTTCAGTTTAATACAGATTTTTCAATAAACCTTGCAGGTATTTTTACATCAGGAACTATTTTAAGTAAATTTCTTGGTTCTAATTATGTTGAATTAACTCAAAATTCGGGAACAATTAGACTAACATATTACAATGGAGCTACATTCCCATTAAATATTATTTTTGGTGCAGTTTCAACAACAGTATTTACTTATTTAAAATTAAATAGAGTTGGTGATATTTATAGTTTAACACAAAGTACAGATAATATTACTTTTACATTAGTTGGGACAAGTACAAATACAACAGTAATTCCAAGCATTAATTCACCTTTATATGTATCAAATGGAGGTGCTTATGCAGGTAATGGTGGAGGCAAATTTTATAGTATAATATATCATAACAATGGTACATTTTCAAGTACAGTAGCCAACTTCAATCCTGCAACATACAACGCAAGTACAAGTCAAACACAATGGACAAGTACAACAGGTGAAGTTTGGACAATTAACACAGGAAGTGCGTCAACTGGTTATAAAGGTGTATTGGTTGATAGAACGATTGTTCAAGGTGATGGGGTTGATGATAAGTTGACCGCAAGTGGATTTTCTGCGATTACTTTAAATACAAGATTTGCGGCTTTGAATCCTATAAATATTTCAGGAGGTTATATAATTCAAGGAAGACAATCAGGTACTGGAGATAAGCATTTATGGTATCAAACCGGAGGCAATATTCAGGCTTATACAAACGCAGGAGGTAGCATAAATTTTGCAGGTATAGCAGCAAATTCATTGAAACTTTATTCAACGGATTTTAATACTACATCATCAAATTGTTTGACAAATAATGTCAATCAAGTGAATGGGACATTAAATAGTGATTCATTTACGGACTTAGATATTTTTGGTGGAGGAACTTTTAAGAATTGCGTTATCAATACATTAATAGAAACAAGCAGTGTATCATCTGCAACTCAAAAAACTGCAATGTACAACCTAATTCGTTCACTTAACAATAATTCTTTTTAGTAAAATTGCATTTTAATTCGTATATTCGCACAATGGGAAATAAATTCAAAAAAATAGAAAACGGAACAAAATTTAATAGATTGACCGTTATATCTGATGGAGGCATTAGTGCTAATAATAAAAGTATGTGCAATACTATATGCGAATGCGGTAATATTGTAAAATGTTACGCAACAGAATTAAGAAGCGGACATATTAAATCTTGCGGATGTTTAAGAAAAGAAGTATCTTCAAAAAGAATGACTACTCACGGTTATACTAAAAATAAAAATTTACCTTTAACATTTGTAACTTGGTGCAGTATGAAACAAAGATGTTTAGATTCAAACTGTAATACATACCAAAACTATGGTGCAAAAGGTGTAACAATATGTAAAAGATGGATAGATTCTTATGAAGATTTTTTATCAGATATGGGAGAAAGACCGTCAAAAGAATACAGTATAGATAGGATAAATAATAAAGGAAATTATGAACCTTCTAATTGTAGATGGGCTACGCAAAAAGAGCAAATGAATAATGTTTCAACAAATAGAATTGTAAATTTTAACGATGAAAATATGACAGTTTCTCAAGCATCCGAGAATAGTTCTATACCATATCAAACATTATTAGCAAGATTAAATTCTAAAAATAAAGATTTATTTAATAAGAATATTAGAGTAAATTCTAAAAAAATTATATTAAATATAGAAACTGGAATATATTACGAATCAATGTCAGAAGCGGCAAAATCAATAGGAATAAAACCAATAACATTTATGAAATCAATACAAATAAAAGGGCATTATAAATCATTTAACAACGCATTCTAATGGAAGAAACACTACTATACCCACGATTCTATAAATGCATAACACTTGCTAAATTCAAAGAATTAGACACAAAATGCTGTGTTCTTTTAGGCTTACCTAATGATGAAGATACAATTGATTACGCAAACCCAATTGTAGATATAAACGGATTTAATTGGTTAGTGGTTAATACTGATGTAGCAAGTTTATTTACTGAAGCAGAGATTTTGGCAATGGTGCAATACGATGATTTAATTTTACCAACAAATAATTTATAATGGCGTTACCAATCTCTTTTTCTGACTTTTTAAAAGACCCTTTCAAGGCAACAATGTTTTTGATTATTATTTCAGTTGGTTATTTGTATGTAGATAATAAGCTAATGTATCAAGACCAAATCACAAAAAGTGATGCAAAGAT